GTGGCAAGAGATCCGTCACTAGAACCCTTAAGAGCAGCACGCTGGTTAGGCGACTGGTCGTCAAGGTTAATCCCAACGCGTCGCAATCTACGCCTCAGCATCGTACCTAGCCCTAATTGGGCATAGATATTCAACAAAGGTTCGATCGCGATAGCGCGGTGTGTGACAGCGGTTTTCGGGACGAAAGCCACTCGGTTACCTGGAACTACGTCGAGCATCGACTTAGAGATCATGGGCCAAAACCCTGGGGTCTCTTCATCAGTTATCGACCTAGCCCATTGAGGCGAGCTCTGTACGAGCATAGCCCCAAGATCCGCCATGTCGGGAGACACGGACGGACGGACTTGCAGCTTATCGTAAAGGGAGGTTAATCCCTTGGTTCCTGTGTGGTTAAACACACCGGGGCCAAAGCGACACGCTACGAGCCACTCACGGCAATTGACCGCAGGACCAATAACTTCGTTGATTTTACCCATAGCGGTCAGTATGACCCGCTTTACAGGGCTGCTAACCGCATGCGGCGCAGCAACGAAATTACGAATCCTAGCATTGGTCAGCCGGCACGCTTCCTCTGCTTCACCGAATTTTGTTCGGGCTGCAGCTTCCGGGTCGACACCGTCAATTTTGACGGGCGCTTTCTTGAGGAACGAGACGGCTTGGTAGTCGTCACGGAACCTCGTAGGGCATTTATAAGACCCAGGAGATATGGATTTGCGAGCAAGTTGCTCGCGTTCACCATAACGGAGTAGAATCTCGCAAGAAAGCGAGATTGGCGTGTTGAGTGATTCATACAAGTCAGTGGCAACGATATCCAGAAACTCTGGACGAGCTCTGAAATCTCTGAGCGTTATGCTCAGAGAACCCAGGAGTGCCTTGCGGGCCTTGCGGCCTTGGGGCACATCCTGGCTCCAGTATCGAGACTCATCTTTCATAACCGTCTCCTAGAAGACGGTCAGAGAAGATGACACCCAAGACCTCTTATCAATCTTAGCCTTCAGATCAAAGAAGGCGGACGATATAGAGGCAACCTCGGGTGTGACGACTTCATCATCGCTTCTGACGTCAATAGTGACGTCACTCAGACAGCGATCAAGTGATTGCAGCTTATTAACAAGCTGGGCCCACTTGATAGCCGACTCGAACGAAATGGAACCTTCTTGTGAAAGGTCGTTCCATTCGAGAGACAGGCGCAAAGCCATGTCGCTGATGAGCTTCAAATCGCTTGAAATGCTCATGTTCGAAGCTCCAATTAGGTCGGGATCGCGCCGGATTCGGCGGCAGACTTGACGATGGCCTGGGCAACAAGCTCCTTAAAGCGAGCTACCAGTTCATCGACTTCAGTCACCGTCAGCTTCGCAGGCCGAAGGATCTCGAAAGTACCAGTGACGGTACCGTCCAATGCTCCAGTCGTTCCGTTAACCACGGGACGCGTGAGCTTGCCCCCGATGCGGTAAACACCGCTCGCCTTGTCAGCCGGAATCTTGCGACTCAGGACAGCACGAGACGTGCCAAGAATACTCGTAGCGCCGCTTTCGATCCATTCGACGCTATCCGGGTTGACCGAATAGACGTCAAACGTCACGTTGGCGGCGGCGTTATTCTTGAGGGTAAGTGCGGCTGCAGCAGCCATAGCATCTCCTAATTAAAGGGGAATAAAAGAGTCGTCAAAGACGACGTCCTTGGGCTCTGAGTAGAGCCAACCCAGTAACCAGTTTGTCCCAACCAAGGGACTTACCGAAAACGGGTGGATACACAGAGAGCGGAGAAACTGACAGCGGGTTTCTCGTATAGCTCCGTCCTTGCGTCTTCACTATGAAATCATACCCATGACGGTAAATCATCGGTCTTCCTTGGAAGTCCCGAGAGATTACACCTGGATGGGCATGCGAAACATAGTGAGTAGTAAGGACTGCGAGACGAGAAGAGAAGGCACGTTTCACGGAAATGCCTTGCATAGCTGTTAAACCTTGCAGATAGTCTCCGACCGAAAAGAACCAGTCGAAAACAAAACTGAAAGGAACAAGCTCCCAAGCGACAAGAGCAGGGTTGGTAAGGCCCAGCTGTTGAATCGCATTCAAGTGCGGGTTGTCAATCTCGCACTCGATCTTGATTTTAATGGTCTTCACTCCTCTGATGGAGGTCCAACCAAACCAAGATCCGACGCTATAGGTAGGATCAAAGCTCTTAGTCGTTACTTCGGCCGGTTGGTCGACAACGGTTTCAGAGACAGTGAACTTAGCTTGGCGTCCACCAAAATGCTGCTGGGCAAAGAACTCAGCAGAATTCTTAACATCCATAAGTAAGGGCATCCACCCATACTTATATTCTAGCCAGGTCTTGTGGACCGAGCGACGAGTGATGTTAAGGGTTTGGGCAACTGCCTTAAAGTTGCCACGACGAAAATATCGGTACGCTCGATAAATCTGATTAGCTTTACCGAGGATCAGATCCGATGTCTTCGCCTTCTCCGCGAACATAACCGGAAGGTTTGTTTTCGCATCAGACATTTTCGCCAAGGCCTTTACAAGCGCCTGATTGATCATGTCTGAATCAGTCCTATACTTGGATGCATACAGATTAGCAGCTTCTGTATGTTTTCCTTGCAAGGAAGGGAGATTGTAGCCGCTCTTATACTCCTCAACAGTAACAGAGGTGTTGGGAGTACCCCAACCATAATCGGTGCGAAAGGCCCTTGTGGGTTCCTGCGCAACGGTTATTTTTACGTCACTGTAGGGATTAATCGGCAAAGCTACATTAGGGTAACCAGGTGTCCTATCCCAGGTGCGCTCACGAGTCGAGTAGGACGTAGGGAAACCCCCAAGTCCAATAGTCGGCCCTTGAGATTTACTTTCGGATATAGACATAGGTTCCTTTACCATACCTTCTTCAAAAGAAGAAAGGTAGCAAGCATTAAAGCTTGCAGAAAGACCAAGGTCCTAGGGGATAATCC